CACGTAAAAATAACAAAATCAGGAGGTACGTAACCTCGTAAAAAAACGTAGATGAGGGAGAAAATTATGACCAGAAAAGAATTGACAGATTTAGGAATTGATTCAAAAGAAATTATCGACGCAATCATGAAAATGCATGGAGAAAATATTGAATCAAATAAAGCTAAAATTTCAGAACTTGAAAAACAAATTTCAGAAAAAGAAAATTCTATAAATGAACTTAGTGAAAAAATAAAATCTTTTGACGGAAAGAACGAAGAAATGAAAATTTTACAAGATAAGATTGTAGAATACGAAAATGCCGAACAAGAAAGATTAAGAGCAATTAATGAAGCTGAGCAGGATAGAATTTTAACTGAAAATATCCATGAAATTATAGGCGATAAAGAATTTGTTAATGATTTTACTAAAAACAGCATTATAAATCAGATTAAATCCGAAATCTCAAAAGATGAGAACAAAGGGAAGGGCGCTAAAGATATCTTTGAAAGTATAATTAAAGATACTCAAAATATTTTTAAAGAGCCACAAAATCAAGTAATAATACCTACAGCTACAGGTGAACAAGAGTTGCCTAAAGCTACATTTAAAAACTTTTTTTAAAATAAAATTATAAGGAGTGTTTAATATGGCAAGAATAGCCTCGTTATCGCAGTTAAATGAATCAGCAGGAAAAGATTACTTAGCTGAAAGCTACGGTAAAGTTATAGAAAATATTGAAAAATCAACAATCTCATCTGTTATTAAAAATACAGATCTATCTGGAACGCCGAATTCGGGCAGTTTAGAAGCCAAAAGATTTACTAACACAGCATCAAACGCATATGGCACAGCAAGAAGCGGTAGAGCTGGACAACTAAACGTAGTTAGACCTGTAACTATATCTATTGATACAGACAGAGAATTAATCCATGAAGTCGAAGAAAAAGATATCAGCCTATATGGCGTTGATGGATTAATTAGCCGTAAACAAGCTCAAGACGCAAAATCAATGGCTCGTGAACTTGAAAGAAAATTCTTTAGTGTTGCTGCTATTGAAGGATCAAGAAAAGCTACATTTACAGCTGCAACTGCTCTTGAAAAATTCGAAGAATTTGTTCAGGGAATCGAAAACACACAAAATGATTTTGTTGACGGTGTAGACCGTGACATGATACACGTTGTAATGAATACAGCTACATACGGCGCTCTTAGAACATATATCGATACCAATACAAACAACGCTAATGTAAACACCGCAATGGCTGAATTTGGTACATTACATGGCGTTAAAGTATACAGCTCTGTATATCTACCATCTGGCGTAACACACATTGGAATGGTAGAAGGTGCTATTGCACAGCCTGTTATGACAAATCTTGATGATTCAGGTAAGTTTCCGGCATCTAACGCTTACCATTTTGGTATGTTCTACAGCTACGGTACAAAAGCAGTTATGCCTGACTTAATCCAATATGCAGCAAGTGCATTAAACAACTTAACTGTAACTGCGGCAGATGCTACAGAAGCAGGCGCAACTACTATAACTGTAACTCCTTTTGCCGGAGCAGCTTCATATTCATATAAAATTGCAGGCGCAACGGCTGGGACAGTCCCAAGTTACGGCGATACTGTTAGTGATTATACAGCTGCGACTTTAGTTGACGGTAAAGTAGATGTTACAACTACAAATGATTATTATGTTATCGTAGTAGCTTTAGATGCTGCAGGTAATGTAATTGCTGGTAAACAAGTTAAAGCAGTTGTTGCATAATGCAAATAGAATTTAAAGGCAGTAAATATTTTGTGACTAATGAAATGACGATTACGCAAATGCTTAAAAATGGAGGGGTAGAAATAACTACCCCCACATTAAAAGCAGTCATACCAGCTGACAGCAAAGAGCATGGAGCGCCGACAAGAAGAGTTAGTCGCAGAATTAAAAAATAAAAGAGGATAAATTATGAGCTATTTAAGTTATCAAGAATATGTCCAATTTGGAGGAAATTTAAAAGAATTAGATTTTAAAAGAATTAATTCTAAAGCAGAAAGTATAATTGATGTAAGAACTTTTAATAGCCTTAAATTTTTTAAATTGATACCAAAAGAAGTTAAATTGCTAACTTTCGAGTTAATAGATTATTTATATAACCAATCTATGTTAGATTATAATTTAACGTCAAAAAGAATAAAAACTGGTAGCGTTTCGCAAGAAGAAACATATAAACAAAAAAGTTTTTCAGAAATCCAAAATCATATGTACGATATTATTTATAGTTATTTGTATAATGTATGTGATGATAAAGGTAATTTTGTTTTGTTTGCAGGTGTAGAATAATGATAGATTTATATACAAAAAAGTTTACTGTATATAATATTGTTCCTTCTGTTCAAGGAGTGTCTAATATAAAATACGGGAACAAAAGGATAGTTGAAAATTGCTATCAAGAAGGGGAAATATCTGACAAATTAAGAGATTCTTCTATGCAACTTACAACTGGTAAATTTTTTTATACAAAAGATATTAAACATTATAGACCTGCCACATGGCAAAGCAATGGATATTATTCATTAAAAGATGAAGAAAAACTTAAGTTCTATACTTTAGCTCCTGGAGATATAATAATTTTTGATGAAGTAAATGATTCAGTAACAAATTCATCTGAATTTAATTCTTTAAAAACAAAATATTCAAATATATATATGACTGTAAATAAAACAGATTCGTTTGTTTTAGGACTAGAAACAGACCATATATATGCAGTAAGTATTTAGTGAGGTGATTAATATTAATGAGTTTGAATCCGTCGCAACTTGGCTACTTAACTGCGACACTATAAATGAGTATTATGCTATTTATGGGGAAGCCGCTGATAAAAGCAAAGTTCTAATACAGATTAGCCAAGAAAATCTAAAATCTTATATTAGAAATAAAAAGCTATACAAAATATATTTTGGAATTAATTCTTTTGAACAATCAGGAGTAAATTTAATTTCTAAAATATACAATCAAAACGTAGACAAAGATGAAAATATAGTAGACTATATTGCTAGTAAAGATATAATAGACTGGATAAATTCAAAAATATCATTAAAAGAATTGCCTGAACCTACAACGTCAAAATGTGTTTCTATGTCTGTTGAGTCAGTCCCAGATTCAATCTCTTCAGATGAAACAGGTCTTAGCAAATATTTAGTTATATTTTCAGCAGTTTTTAAGAGCGTGGAGGCTTAATATGTCTTTAAAATTTGATATTAAAAACAATATAGATACACAAAATGTTAGCAAAACTTTTAAATCAAATAAAAGTTTTTGGATTTTTGCAGCTAAAGAATGGAAAAAACTTATAGATCCATATACTCCATATGATACAGGTGCGCTGATGAAAACATATTCAATTAGACCTAACGAGATTGAATATGAAGTTGATTATGCTAAAAAAGTATATTACGGTAGCCATTTAAATTTCAAGAAAGATAAACATTTTTTAGCTACTCACGCATGGGACAAGCACGCAGAGTTAACTCAAAAGCCTATACTAATAAATAAATTACAAATAAAAATAAATAATCAAATGAAAGGGGAAAATATATAATGAAAATATCAGAATTGATGGCTAACTTTACCCCTAGCGCTACATATGAAGGTATTGTTACTGCTGATGATATGGTTTTTGCTATAAACAATACTGAAAATGGCGAAGTAGGCGACTATATAGTGGCTGAACAGTCTATAACAGGCATAGAAGCTCAACTTAATCCTATGACTGTAGATAGCACTTATATAAGAGCTGGACAATCTACAACAAAAACAGGTACACAAAGACAGATAACTGTAACTGGGGACAAATACATAGGAGATGATTTTATTGACCTATGTTTGTCTCCATCAATGATGTATGGAATAGGAAGCAATGCTGTAGTAGATTATGTTTTGTTTAACATTTTAAACGGAAAAGGCGAAAAAGGTAAGATGTGCGTAATTGTTAATAACGATTCAGCAGGTTCGGCAGGAGAAAACTCAACAATAAGCATAGAGTTTAGGAAATTTGGGCAAGACCCACTTGCGTATACTTATACTCCTCCTGTAGAAAATCCTTAAGTACAATCTGTAGGTTAATAATTTGTTTGCAGAAGTTAAAATTATTAAAAATACTTGTTTGGCTACCTAATGCCTAAAAGTAGTGGCAATTAGATTGCTGCTACTTTTTATTATTTTTGGAGGTAAAATTATGATTATATTTAAAGTTAATGAAGTAGAGC